CATCTTTTGGTTGCTGAGGTCCACTCCCAAGACGCGCTTCATCAGACGTCGGATCTTCCGACCCACGCCTAACTGGAGCCAGACATTCCATGCCGGCTCTTTTGCGCATGCGCGGTTTATCACCGCGTTCTTGAGGACATCGAACCACTCGTTCCCCTCCACGATCTCGTACCCTAGGTTTGAGCGCATCCCGCGCCAGCCATCGGGCATAAAAGTCTCGCAGAAAGGTGAGAGTTCGGGGGTGACGGTCAGACGACATTCGTACTTCTGACTTAATGTGGTACCGCTGCCGGGGAATCCGACATGCGAACCGGGACCAAAGGAGCCCAGCCTGAGGCATTCTTCTACCACAGACAGGGCGCCGGGCGCCCCATGGAGGAAACGATCAAGAGAATCTTCTGAACGCCCATCGAGGACGTCGTACACGATGTCTCTCATCCGTGCCAACACAGGGTCGGTGCAATAGCCATCAGGGATGGCAGCCCACCGATCATTAGTCGCTCGACAGCTAGCCTCCGTGGCCAGCCATTTATCGAGCGTCGCCCGAGTCCTTTCACCGTCAGAGATGGTGCCCGAGTTGGTGTCTTTGCGAAGCAGTTCTGCTGCCTGATACGCTACGGCGAACGCCTTGACGTCAGGAAATTGATCAGCATACTTAGCTACATCGACACTTCGCAGAGTCTGCCAGTCTCCATACTGGTACAGCAATGCGAGTCCAAGGGCAGTTCCATTCTCTTTCGACAACTCACAGAGGAGTTCATCGACCGCTCCAACGCTTCCAGCGTATGGAAAACCAGTTGCCGACATCTCGTCGTGCATAGGGGCATCTCCCAGTAACAAGGGCTAGGCGGCAAGACATCTCCGGATTTTCACGGCACGCTTCAAGCGGGTCGCAATCCGAAGTCTTAGCCTTGCCATTAGGTGCTGGCCCCAAGAGGCGCAACACCAACCGCAGCATCAGCTGCAGGAGCTCCACGACCGAAGCCATGAAACGCACTTAGCCCTACCGTCAGGTAGTGGGCTTCAGCGAGACCAGTCCCGCCTTGACCTGCGCGTCATCCAACGCGTCGAGGGCCATAGCGTAGAAGGCATCCCGCTCCGCTGCCGTCGAGTCCGCACCGTACGTCACCTCAACGGTGAAATAGTT